CGGTTTCCCTCAGCTCGATCTTTGGCAATCCATAACTTTGAAAATGGGCGGGACATGGGAATTTTTACCATTATATCAATATTTCGCGTTTTTGCCCTGGCGATCTTTTCCAACCTGGGCGCCGGATCCGGCAAGGGCCAGGCAACTAAAAAAAAGGGTCCCGCTTTTTTAATTTGGCATTGATTTTGATTTTAAAGGCATTGGGCGGGGTCAGAAAAAGGGGGGCGGGGGTGGTTTTGTAAATGGGTTGTTTTTTGAATTATAATTTAAAAAGGAATTGTTAAAAATGAATAGCCAGGTAGAGATTGAAAAAAAGGTTGTGGATTTGGTTATAGAAACCGAACGGATCAGCAACAAAATAGATTTATTGGTTGAACAATCATTTTCAATTATTAACCGGGCAAATTTTAGGGGTAATGATCGGAGTATCAAAGTTGGTTTTATAATAAATTCATTGTCAGTTGTGCTGTTAAAACTTCAAAAGGTTTTAAAAAATGGTTAAAAAATCAGATCAACCGCCGCCTTTGTCTTTTTCAAATATCAGTAAAGTTTTAATACATCTTGAAAATGCCGGGTTTAAAGTTTCTAAAACAAAAATTTATCGGGATTGCGAAAAGGGAATGATCCGCGTCAACGCCGACGGGTCCGTTTTAGAATCAGAGGTACGCGCATACGCAAGCAACTTGAAGCGGGCGGCCGGTGATATAGGGGACCTGTCAGATCTGCAAAGCCGAAAAACTCAAAAAGAAATTGAAAAATTAAATGAACAGATTGCCAAAGCAAAATTTGAACGGAAAAAATTAGAAGGGAAGTATATTCCGCGGGTGGATTTTGAATCGGAACTTGCGGCCCGGGCGGCGGTTTTTGATAGTGGTTTTAGGCATATATTTCAAGCCCGGGGCCGGGATCTTATTTCATTGGTTGGCGGCAAGTCTGATTTGATCGGGGATTTTCTGGCGGAATTAAATAATATTTTAAATGAGCAATTAACGACGTATGCCAATGTCAAAACCTATCATGTTTTATTTACAGACGAGGAGTAAAAAAAAATGGCTTTTACTTTCAGGCCGTCGGACAAGGCGGCAAAGGCGCTCGAAAAAATTAAAAAGGCAAAAAACATTACGGCATGTTCAAAGGTTTTGGAATATGTCTTGATACGGTTTCAATCACTTGAAAAAGAATTATCAGAAACCCGGGCGGCGCGCGCCAGGTTGGAAAATGAATTGAATAATATTAAATGGACGATAATTCGAAAACAGAAAGCGGCCAGGGAATTTGCCGCCATGGTTAATGATTTTGATAATGATTGATATAATTTTTGCGGGGGTCCGCCGGGATCCGGCGCGCCGGTTTTGTAAAATGGTATCAAAACTTTGTCCTGGGCGACCAGGTCCCGGGTTTAAATGGTATCAAAACTTTGTCCTGGTTGACCGGCCCAGGGCGGCAAATGGTATCAAAAAAGCGCCCAGGGCGACCAGGTCCCGGGGGCAAATGGTATCAAATAGGGGGTTGCATGGGTGACAATATGCCGGAACGAATACAAAGGAAAAGATCAAAGGGTTGGAAAATGCCGCCTAATACTGTTTACGTCGGGCGTGGTAGCAAGTTTGGCAATCCTTTTAAAATTACAGAAGATCGCGACGCCCGGGAAGTTGTTTCGGCTTTTGAAATTTGGTTAACCGTTGACGGGGTCCACGCCGGAATACCAGAAAAAAAGGTGGCTATTCTTGATAATATCGAAAAACTTAAGGGTAAAAATTTAGCTTGTTGGTGTAAAATTGGGGCGCCGTGTCATGCCGATGTTTTGTTAAAATTGGTTAACAAATAAAATTATGGGGTTAATTTGGAATTATTAAATCATACAAAAATGAAAACCGGGGATTATCATTTAATTGTATATTTCCGCCCGAATTGGCTATTGCGTAAACTGTTTAATAAAAAAGGCTATAAATGCGAATATATCGGCAGCGGTACGGTATGGCGGACCTTTCCGGATTTTGAAAGGTGCGGGTCTTTTTTAGAATCTGATTTATGCGGTTTTTATAAACAAATTAAATTCAAGGAAATCAAACCATGAAAAATCCAATTGAAATTTGCGCGGAAATCATAAGGGAAACCGACGCCGCTTTTTTAATTTCTGATGATGGTGAAAAACAAGTCTGGATTCCGAAAAGCATAGTTGAAACCGATCAGGACGGCGGCCCAGGGGATACCATTATTTTTACCATGTCGGAACGGTTGGCAATCGAAAAGGGGTTTGTATGAAAATAAAATTAAATAGCGGCAAGTCTTTTGATACAAAATTTTATGACAATACGGGGCGGGATATTACGGCCCAATTAAATATCGTTTCCGCCACAATAAAAATTAAAGCAAGCGGAAAACGGCCGACAGTTGATCTTGTTTGTCTGGTTGATAAAATTGATTTATCTGAAATCAATATTTCAAAATTGATAGATTCTGAAACCAAAAATAATAAACTGCAACCGGATTGTAATATTTGCGAACTTTGTAGAAAAAAAATAAAAAATTATAAATCTTGTTGGGGTTGTGGAAAGGTTTTGAGTATTCAAGTATGAATCAACTTTTTAAAGATAAATTGACAATGATAAAATATCCGGCCCGGCCGGAATGGTGTTCTTTTTCTTTGTGGAATACGTTGAAAAATACCATGTCAAAATCTGTTTTGTCTGTTTATTTTGATTTTTCAAAGGCTGAAAAAAAGATATTAAGAAAACGAAAAAAAATCAAAGTGTCGGAATGGGCCGAACGGCATAGAGTTTTAACCATGTCGGTTTTGCCTGGGGCCTGGCATAATGACGTCACGCCTTATTTAGTGGGTATTATGGACGCGGCCGATTATTCTTTTGTCCGTGAAATTACTATTTGTAAAACGCCGCAAACGGGCGGATCCGAAGCAATTCACAATATTATTGGATATTTTATCGACCGGGCGCCGGGGCCGGTTCTTTATATTTATCCGGATGAAAAAACGTCGGGCGAAAACAGCAAAGATAGGGTTTTACCGATGATCAAAGCCGCCCGGCGCTTGCGGCCATATCTTACCAAAAGGGACAAAGACGTTTCAACAAATCGAATTTCATTATCCCATATGAAAATATATTTTGGGTGGGCGCGGTCGGTGGCGTCGATCGCAAATAAACCGATCCGGTATGCTGTAGCCGATGAAATCGACAAGCCCGGTTTTGATCCTACTAAAACCGAAACCGGCGCCTTGGAATTGATCGACAAGCGGTTGATCACTTTTAGGACCATATCAAAATTTTTTAAAATTTCAACGCCTACACTCGAAAGCGGCAATGTCTGGAAAGAATTGAAAGCCATGTCAATTATCTTTGATTTTTGGGTTCGGTGTCCATTGTGCGATTGCTTGCAGTTAATGGTCTTTGACGGGATCAAATGGGAAGGCGGTTCAAAGGCGGATCCAAGAGAGATTAAAAACAAAAATTTGGCCTGGTATGAGTGCGAACAATGCGCGGGCAAATGGGATGAAAGTTTAAGAGATAAGGCCGTAAAAAAAGGCGTATGGATGGCGCGGGGTAAAAAAATATCAATGGCGGTTTATATGAGAACATACCGACCGGCAACGATCGGTTTTCATGTCCCGGCCTGGATATCTTTTTTTGTCAGTTTTGGCGAAGTGGTTTCCGCGTTTTTGTTGGGGTTGAACAATCCCATAAAATTACAGGATTATTTAAATTCGTTTGCGGCTTTGCCCTGGGCGGATACGTCCGTTTTACAGGACGACCAGGGAATACTGGATCATAAGAATGATTTACCCGGCGGCGTGGTCCCGAAAAATGCCATGGGATTAACGGCGGGGATTGATGTTCAAAAACATGGCTTTTGGTTTGTGGTCCGCGCCTGGTTTGAAGATCATTCAAGCCATTTGGTCCAGTATGGATATTTTACAACCTGGGCCGACGTTGACACGCTTATTTTTAAAACCCGGTATCCGATTGAAGGCGGCGCCCAGGGTGAAACCATGGGGATATTTAGGGCCGGGATTGATTCAGGCGGCGGGGTATCTGAAAGCGACGACTGGACCAGAACCGAAGAAGTTTATACCTATGTACGGCGTAACGGCCGGTCAACCGCTTTTGCGACCAAAGGCGCGTCAACGCCAATGGTTACCAAAATCAGGGCGTCGGCCATTGATAAAATGAAGGGCGGGAAAAAAGGGATCCGGAAAATAAAAGGCGGCCTTGTTCTTTATTTTTTAAATACGCATTTATTAAAAAATGTTTTTTTCTGGCGCATGATCAGGGATCCGGAAAAAGGCGAAGATCAAACCATTGGTTTACATGCTGATACCGGCATGGATTACGCGCAACAAATCACGGCGGAAAAAAAGGAAAAAAACCGGGCCGGTGTTCAAAAATGGGTCCAGATCCGGCGGGACAATCATTTGCTTGATTGTGAAATTATTGCCATGGCTTGCGCGGATCCGGAATGGTCCCCGTCTTTATCCTATGCCATTGATACCAAAAAAAGCGGCGGCAAAAAAGGCCGGGTCATATCAAAGGGTATTCAAAGATGAAAGAGTGCGGATTATTAGACGGCCAGGAAGAAATTTCCGCATTTTTAAAAGGCGCCGGAAAAAAAAAGCTTTATAAATGGATCGCCGCCGGTATGCCGGTAAGGGTAGAGGGCGGCCGGTGGTTGGCGCATAAAGAAAATATTGACGAATGGGTTAAGCATTATACAAGGACGATTGAAAAGGGGGGCAAATGAACGAAAAAGGCATGGATAAAACAGACAATGAAAAAAGGCTTTGGTCAGCGGTTTTTTTCAGGGCAATTTTAGACCTTAAGAAAAAAAAACATAAGGCCGACGCGCAATTTTGGTTTTTACGGTCCCGGGAAACCGGCGCCGGGTCTTTTCCCTGGATTTGTGAATTGTTGGGCCTGGATCGAAAACGGGTTTTAAATGTCGTTTTTGCCTGGGGTTTTGCTTTGACTAACTTGATATCGACAACGGAAAAAAAATCCGCTTAGTGATGTATTTAATGGAATCTAAAATATGAAAAATTATCTGTCATTTGGTGGTGGTGTGAACAGCGTTGCAATGATGCTCATGCTCCTTGACCAAAAAGAAAAGTTTGAGGCTATCTTTGTGGATCATGGCACTGATTGGCCGGAAACATACGAGTATTTTGAAATATTTCAGGGCTGGCTTAAAGATCATGGGCATAAACCTATTACAGTATTAGAACCAATGGTTACAGGTTTTAAGAATTTATATGATTATTTTTATCATTATCAAATGGTCCCATCTTTTATGTATCGTATCTGTTCTGATAAATTTAAAGTTAGGGTGGTTAATAAATACACAGAAAAGCCCTGTTTTATGTATATCGGGTTTGATACAGGTGAAGAAAAAAGAGCAAGAATTTCATCGAATAAAGGGACTGATAACAGGTTTCCACTTCTTGAAAATAATATAAGCAGGGATGGTTGTAAAAAAATAATTATAGAACATGGGCTGCCCGTTCCTATGAAGTCTGGTTGTTATATTTGTCCATATCAAAGCAAACCACAATGGGAAGAATTAAGAAGACAATTATCCACCATGTCAGTGTGGGTTATGATTAAAGTAAATAATATAACAATTGTGATGTATTTGTTTAAATTTGAAGGAGAATAAAATGAACACCGAAGAACTTATAACATGGGGTCATGGGGCGAAAGAATATAAAAGAGATACAGGTAAAAACCCTCTGATAATCGGTCTTACCAGAACCAACAAGGTTAAGTTTGTTCACTACACAGAAGATTTTAAATTGTGGCGTGAAAAACGGGCAAAAAATACGGTTGAAGATAGACAGGCTGGCAATTGTCAAGTCACAGATTGCCCAGATTACGACTGTTGTTTTCAAACAACCTTTTCAGCTTGCTATATTCCGCCTGCTACTCAACACAAACCGTTACACTAAATAATATAACAATGTGATGTATATAACATAATTTTTAAAGGAGATAGAAATGAATTTACCAAAGTACATACAAAGGCAGCAAGCATGGTCAAAAATGACATTTGGAGCTGATAAAAGAACTGATGGATTAATTGACCATATTAAAAAAGAGTTAGGAGAAATTGAGGAGTCACCAGAATCACTGGAAGAATGGATTGACGTTATTATCCTTGCTCTTGATGGTGCATGGAGGTGTGGACATACGCCAAAACAAATTGTAGCAGCACTTATTGAAAAACAGATTAAAAATTTTAAAAGGAAATGGCCAGATTGGAGAACCTCTGAACCTGGGAAAGCAATAGAACATATTAGAAAATCAGCTTAATAGGTGTTCATGCATATAATATATTTACCGGGCAAAAATTAATTTAAAAAAAAGGAAAAGTAAAAATGGAAAATCAAGAATTGAAGTGTCCACAGTTTCTAAATTTTTTAAAAGAAACTATCCAAACTGAAAATGAAATTGCGATTGTTCAAGAATTTTTTGGATACTGTTTTTTGACTGAAAACCGGTTTGAAAAATTCCTTGTTTTGTTGGGGCCTGGGTGCGACGGTAAATCAACGCTTATGGGGGTTTTACATGAAATGTTAGGCCGGGATAAATGTTCAAGGTTGTCTATAAGGGACCTGGACGATCATTTTTCCCGGGCGCAACTTCAAGGTAAGTATGTAAATTTGTTTCCTGAAATTGTGGATCAGCTTGATTTTGGATCGTTTAAAATGATTTTGCATGGAAACGGGATCCCGGCGGCAATCAAACATCAAAAATGTTTTGTTTTTGATTCTCATTGTAAATTTGTTTTTAAAACCAATTATTTGCCGGAACATTGGACGCAATACAATGGCATAAACAGCCGCGCCCTGGTGGTTACCTTTAAACAGCGATTTTTATCCGGATCAAAAACAAGCCCGCCGGATTATTTTTTAATAGACAAGCTTTTAACTGAAATGCCGGGAATTTACAAATGGGCCATGGATGGATTGACGCGGTTATTATCTAATGCAAAATTTACCGATCATGTGTCTTGTGTTCAAAATGTTGCTTAAGAAAATTTTCATAATATAAAAAAAGGCCCGCCGGGTGTAAATCCTGGCGGGCCTTTTTTGTTTTTGGGCGGCTATCGGTTGTCGTATGATTTTAAAAGGATTGATAAAAATCCGGATCTGGAAACCTTAAGGTTTTTGCAATGGGTGTCAAAAAGGGCGGTTTCTTCTTTGGTCATTGAAAAGGAAACGGCCTTTTTTGCGTCTTGTTTGGTTGGTCGGCCGATTTTTTTACCCGGGCGGGCCAGGCGACGGCCGCCATGGTTTCGATCGTTTGTTTTAATTTCTATTTTCTCAACTATTAATTTATAGTCAGAATTAAAAATCACGTCTTGAAGTCTTTTCCATGAAATCAGGCGCCCGTCAATCCGGATTATATTATTTGCCAGGCGTTCAATTATGATCTGGTCGGATCCGTTTGTTAAAATTGAACCGTCTTTTATGGTGGTTTTAAGTTCTGCTATTGTCTGGACCATGTCGGTTTCCTTTATTTAGTGTTAATCATTTATTTGATTTATGCGTATCTTACAGATTAAAACTTGCTTTGTCAAATAATTTAATCAAGTTTTTTCAAGTTTTTTGCGTATCATTTATAATACCCGTCTTATATACGCCTTTTTTGCGTTTTAAACGGGTATTTTTACGCTGTCAAGTTTCTTAACGATTGCTTAACGATTGCTTAATCATTTCTTTAGGTGAACTTAACGGCGCCTTCCCATTTTTTCAAAAAATCGGGGTTATGCTTTACGCATCTTTTAAATAGGGAACTTTTGAAAATGAATTTTTGGGAACTTAGGGCTTTTAAAATGAAAAAATAAAAGGATTCTTTTATGGGTGTTATAGATCTGGACACGGCCCAAACTATGCTTGATTTGTGGGTGGCGGCCGGTCAGGCAGTATCAAGAAGTCAATCTTACACAATCGGCAGTAAAACCTTTACCCGGTCCGACGCGGCCACGATTGAAGCCAATATAAACAAATATAATAGTTTGGTTTCAAAATTGACCCGGGGCGGCGGCGTAAGGTTGACAGGGGCGACGCCATGTTAAAACCGCCGAAAGTCAAACAAAATCTATCTGATAAAAATCTAATTGATAAAATTGTGAATGTTTTTGCGCCTGTCCATGGGATCCGGCGCGCCCGGGCCAGAATGACGCTTGCATTTTTAAATTCATACGACGGGGCCAGTAAAACCCGGCGGGCGCTTAAGCAATGGGCAACCATGGGCAATGATGCGGATTCCGATATTTTAGGGGATCTTGAAACCTTGCGGGAACGGTCCCGGGATTTGGGGCGCAATAATCCTTTGGCCGTCGGCGCCTTAAAAACCAAATTAACCCATGTCGTCGGGACGGGTATGCGATTACAAGCCCGCATTGATCGGGATATTTTGGGATATACCGACGAAGCGGCCGACGCCTGGGAAGCAACGACACAAAGGGAATGGCGGCTTTTTTGGGATTCCAAAGACGTTGACCTTGCCAGAACTTTGACCGGGACCGGTCTTTTAAGGATGGCATACAGCCAGGAAAAAGCAAACGGCGACGTTTTTATTTTGTTGCCCAGGGTCAAACGGCCCGGGGTCCCTTATGATTTATGTTTGCAAATCATTGAAGCCGACCGGGTTTGTAATAAGGATAACGAAACCGACACGGCAAAGCTTTCCGGTGGTATTGAAAAAGATCAATACGGCGCGCCGGAAAATTATCATATCTTAAAACGGCATCCCGGCAGCATTGCAGCGCCCGGCGAAGATTGGGAAATTATCAAAGCCTTTGGGGAAAAAACCGGCTTAAGAAATATTCTGCATTTATATAATCCGACCCGGCCCGGGCAAAGCCGGGGGGTTCCGGATCTGGCGCCGGTTATTGAACTTTTTAAACAATTGGGCCGGTATTCAGACGCCGAAGTCATGGCCGCGGTCATATCCAGTTATTTTACCATTTTTATTGAAAGCGACACGCCGGTTGGCGGGTTTGACTATTCTAATATTGGCGGGGAAACAAACGCCGCGGCCGCTGATAAAGATTATAAAATGGGGCCGGGCATGATCGTGGAAATGGAAGGCGGCGACAAGGTCCACGACGCAAACCCCGGGCGACCCAATGCGAATTTTGATCCCTTTGTTTTAGCCATTATGCGCCAGATCGGCGCGGCCCTGGAAATCCCTTTTGAGATTTTGATCAAGCATTTTACAAAATCATATTCAGCGGCCCGGGCGTCCCTGCTTGAATTTTTCCGATATGTCACAACGGAACGAAAATTTTTAACCGACAATTTTTTAAAGCCTGTTTATGAAATCTGGATGTATGAAGCCGTCGCGACCGGGCGGATATCCGCGCCGGGTTTTTTTAATGATCCCGCTTTAAAAGCGGCATATCTCAACGCGGATTTTATCGGCACAACAAAGGGCCAAATTGATGAACTAAAAGAAGTTAAAGCGGCCAAAGCCAGGATCGACGCCAAACTTTCCACGCTTGAACAGGAAACAACGGAATTGACCGGCCAGGATTGGGAAAAGAACCATACCCAACAGGTCAAGGAACGCAAAAAACAAATCAAGGACGGATTAATTGAAGGGGACGAACCAGATGAAGAATAAAATTAAAAATGATTATGAAATCAGAAATCAAAGCGGATCGGACACGGCGGAATTAATGCTTTATGGAATTGTCGGCGACTATTGGGACGATTTGGACGCGGGGGATATTGTGCGGGACTTAAAACGCCTTGAGGTTTCAAACATCATTGTCCGTATTTATTCCGACGGCGGTTCTGTTTTTGCCGGTCTTGCCATTTACAACGCCCTTAAAAATCATACCGCAAAAATTACGGTGATTGTTGACAGCCTGGCAGCAAGCATTGCGTCGGTTATTGCCATGGCAGGAAGGGTCATTATGCCCGAAAACGCTTTTATGATGATCCACAATCCTTCCGGCGGCGCCTGGGGCGAATCAAGCGTGATGCGCAAAATGGCGGAAGTTCTGGACAAAATCAAGTCAAGCTTGATCGGGGTCTATATCGACAAAACCGGGATTGAAGAAAAAAGCCTTGAAGACATGATGGACGCCGAAACCTGGATGACAGCAAATGAAGCCTTGGACCTTGGATTTTGTGACGAAATACAAGGGCAAACGGATCCACAGAATTTTAACGATAAATTTTTTAACAGGATCGAAAATTTTAAAAATGTTCCGGATCAAATCAAACAAATGATCAGGGCAAACAAACCAGGGGCAAAGGCCCCTAAAGGAGCAACAAAAATGCCATTAACATTGGAAAAAGTCAAAAAAGAAAATCCGGACATTGCCAAAGCTTTGATGGAAGAAGGCGCAAAAAATGCCCGGGCCGAAGTCTTAACAGAAGGCGCCCAGGCTGAAACCGCCAGAATTTTGGACGTGTCGGCGCAGATCATCCCGGGACATGAAAAATTGATCAAAGATTTGATGTTTGACGGGAAAACAACCGGTCCCCAGGCCGCGGTTAAAGTATTGGCCGCTGAAAAAGAAATTCGAAACCAGGCCGGAAACGATCTGAATATTGACGGGGTCAAACCGGTTGCCCATGTCGCGGCCGACGACGTGACCACGGATAAAAAAGACCTGCCCGCAACGCTTGAAAACTGCAAGGCGGAATATGAGAAAAGCGCGGAACTTCAGGCCGATTTTGAAGACCATGAAAGTTATCACGCGTACCGGGTCGCCATGGAAAATGGCCGGGTCAAGGTGCGCGGCAAATAGGCGGCCTTTAAACCGGCAGCTTTTAAACCAGGAAAAAAAAATAATTTTAATTTAGGAGAAATAAAAAAATGACAACTTTAGCAGCAGATACTCCAAGAACTTACGAAACCGGCGACCGGAACGAGTTTCCCGTGATTGCGTCCGATATTATTTATGAAGGGGCCGCCGTTGGAACGGTCAAAGCGACCGGCCACGCCAGGCCCTTGACAAGTGTTGACAAGTTCGCCGGGTTTGCCGAAGAAAAAGCGGATAATTCCGCCGGGGCCGCGGCCGCGATCAATGTTCGGACCAAAAAAAGCGGCGCTATCAAATTGGCCGTAACCGGCGCTGTAATTACCGACCTTAATTTGCCGGTTTATGCCCAGGACGACAATACGTTTTCATTTCTGAAAACGTCCGGCGTTTTTGTGGGTTATTCCCGCCGGTTTGTTTCATCTGGTTACATGATCGTTGAATTTGACGTTGACCGGTTGGTTGATCCTCATGCCGGTTTGACGGCTGAAAGTGTCGCGGCAAACAAAACTTTGGACGCGCTGGATACGGGCAAGGTTTTCTTTGTCACAGACGACGCCAAAGTTATCACATTACACGCGGTTGCCGGGTTCAAGGCCCGTATCGTAAACGCCGCGGCCTATGGAACGGTTGCGGTCAATGTGTCGCCCAATGCAAACGACGGGATCGGCGGGCCGGATCTGACAGCGGCCGACAACAAGGACGCCATTAATACCAAGACAACCGCACAACGCGGGGATTTTATCGACATTGAATATGGCGACGCAACAGGTTGGATCATTTCAAAATCGGCCGGTGTATGGGCGATTGAGGGTTAAAAGCAATTGGCCGGGAATTGACTAATGTTTAACCGGCAATTAGCCAGAAAATTAACCAGTAATTCATTATAATTTTTAAATAAAAGAGGTAAGAAAAATGGCAAAAAAAATCACAGAACGGCAAATCATTGGATGGTATTTCATGCAGCTTGCGGCCTTTGCCGGTATGGGCTGGATCAACGCAATTTCAAATTTTTTCAGGTCAGACCAGGCGATTGAAACCTATCCCTGGCTTACCATGTCCCCGGCAATGCGCGAGTGGATCGGTGGCAGAAATGCCAAAGGGTTTACAGAAAATTATTTACAGATCAAAAACAAACTCTATGAAGCAACCATAGAGTTTCTTGTGTCCGACCTGAAACGAGATAAAACCGGCCAGATCAGGGCCAGGATTGAAGAATTCGCAACCAAAGGGAATAGCCATTGGGCAAGCCTTTTGTCTACCTTGATTCTATCCGGTGCGGCAACGACCTGTTACGACGGGCAATACTTTTTTGATGATGATCACGAAGAAGGCGACAGCGGTTCGCAATCAAACGATTTGTCAATTGATATTTCAGCATTACCGGCAGTAAAGGGCGGATCTACCACGGCGCCCAGCGTCGAAGAAATGCAGCTTTGTATCATGCAAGCGATAACCGCAATTATGGGATTTAAGGACGACCAGGGCGAACCCATGAACGAGGACGCTTTGAAGTTTCTGGTTATGGTTCCAATGAGTTTATGGCAGAGCGCCGTCACGGCCGCGGCCACGCCTACACAGGTGGCGGCAAGCCAAACAGCCTTTGAAGGATTAAGACAGCAGGGCCTTGAAATTTCGGTTGTTCCAAATGCCCGGCTTTCAACCTGGACAGAATCGTTTGCAGTATTCAGGGCAGACGGCAAAATCAAGCCTTTGATCAGACAGGAAGAAAGCGACGTTGAATTGAAAGTCAAGGGGTATGGTTCTGAATTTGAATTTGACAACAATGCACATCAATACGGTATTGACGCGTCCCGAAATGTCGGTTTGGGCAGATGGCAAGGCGCTTGTCTGGTCACTATGACATAACGGCCGCCTGGCTATAATTAAATGATACCATTTTTAGCGCAGCTCCGGACGCCCTGGACAAAGTTTTGATACCAAAATGCCGCCCAGGGCGCCCAGGTCCGCAAACAAAATGATACCAAAAAACGGAGAATTAAAAAAATATGAAAGAATATATCACAACGGCGATTATCAGACTTGCCGCCGGTTTAATCGGTTTGACAGTCAAACAGGCGACACGCCGCCCGGGATGCCTGGGCGCGGTCAAGGGCAAAAAAGGCGTATTTGAAATTGTCCGGCCGGTTGAATTTAAAGCCGGTGAAACCATTTTGATTGATCCGGATAAAATGACTTTGGCGTCTTTGGAATTAACGCCCAAAGGCATTGAAATGGAAAAGGCTGAAAAAAAAGCCGCTGAAAAGGCGGCCGCTGAAAAGAAAAAAGCGGAAAAAGAAAAGGCCGAAAAGGCTGAAAAAGAAAAAGCCGCGGCGGCCCAGGTGATAGACGACGGGGACGTGACGGGATCCGGCGCGCCGGAAGTTGCCGCCATGGTAAAAATCTTGGGTTATGAGATAACCGCGGCCGAACGTAACACGGCATGGAAAGCCCTTTAATGACAACCTTTAAAGATGATATTGCCGACGATCTGGCCGATTTTTTCAATACGGATGAAATGGCGCAAACCGTAACCTATTCCGACGGGGTCACGCCCGCAGAAATTGCCGCCGATATTGATTATACCATACCGGGCAAAGATCCCGGCGATTATGCTTTAATCCGCGTTAAAAAATCCGATGTTTCAAACCCTGATTATCGTCATACGTTTACCATTGATAGTGTTGTATGGACGGTTTTTTCCGACAAAAAAAGGGGTCTTGAAATAAAAGATGACGGCCAGGTTTTGACAATCCCAATTTCAAAAAATGAGGGGTTTATACAATGGCGGCCATAAACACGATCGTTGAAAATATAACGGCGGCCCTGGCCGCTGATGCAACCTTGACCAGTTGGGCGACCACGGCATACGGCCGGGACGTGTCAGTTTTGGAAAATTGCGATCCCAGGAACGCGCCAAAACAAGCGGATTGTCCTTTGATAATCGTCTATCCGGCAAGCAAGATCACAGGCGCGGGCCAGGCGGCAAAAAGCCATGTCGTTGAAGTGTCTTGCGGGGTTTATGACGCAACAAAGTTGACAACCGCCGCCGGAGTGGTCCGGTTTGTCGGCGGCCGCAATGTTGAAATTATGCGCGGGTATGCGGTTGACGTCATAGAGGACAATATACCCGAAAATACCGAAATTCATTCCATCATATCAGATTATAACCCGATTGATTATTTCCCTTATGTGTCAATCAATATGCAAATTGTAATTAACCAGGGCCAATATATTGGACCTGCTTCAAATCCATTTGAATAAAAAGGAGTAAAAAGAAAATGACAATCCAAACAGGCGCCCAGGCAAGTGTTTTAATCGGTGTAGAATCGGCCTTTAAAACAATCGCAACGGCCGGTTTTGTAATGCAGATCAATAGTTCAAGCGTTAAAAGTACCAGATCCCAGGAAACGCCAAAAACCATACGCGGGGATTTAAACCCGCCCGAACCGTTTTCCGGCAATATTGACGTCGCCGGTAAAATTGTGGTCCCGGTTGATTCCATTGCCTTCTGGTATTGGTTACAATTGGCTTTAGGCGATCCGACAACGACGGGGTCCGGTCCATATGTTCATACGTTTAAGGCCGGGACCACGCGCAGCAGTTTTACCCTTGAATATCAGTTTACAGAATTGGGGACCAGTAAATATTTTCAATATACAGGGTGCAAGGTCGCGGGAATGTCTTTTTCCGCCGGTGTTGAAGGCGAACTTCTGGCGACTTTTGACGTCGTCGGCGCCGTTGAAACCATTGCCACGTCTTCCTTTGACGGATCGCCCACAACGCCGGATTTTTCACGTTTGAAAAATCGGCATCTTGCCATGACCGAAGGCGGTTCCGCAATCAATAACGCCAAATCAGTTGACTGCAATATTAATTTCAATTTGGACACAAGCCAATATGTTATCGGTGGGTCAAGCGTTCGGGGATCTTTGCCCGATAGTATTTTTACGGTTGGCGGCAATTTGTCGGCCATGTTTGAAGATACGGCCCTTCTTGAAAAGGCGATTGATTCAACGGAAAGCGCCATTGTAATGACGTTTACCAATGGGGCAACGTCTATTTTGGCGATAACCATTCCGGAAGTTAAATACGAACGGTCAAGCCCAGGGATCGACGGTCCCCAGGGTATCGCTATCAGTTTACCTTTTTCTGCTTTTTATAACGACGCCACGCAAGCGACAAGCTTTCAGGCGGTTATTACCAATTCGGTTGCCCACGCGTAAATAAAACGCGGTTTTGATTCATTTAAAGTACAGGTATAACAGGAGAATTATAAAAAAAATGCGAGAAGTTAACATAAAAAATTCTAAAGGGAAAAGCCGGAAATTTAAAATAAGATCTTTAACCCGAAAGGAAATTAAAGATCTTAATAAATACGGTTACACGTATCTGGCTTGTCGGCCTTTGTATGACACGGCCCAGGACGCAATTGATAAGGCTTTGGATTATATCTTGAATGATGATGATCAAAAGTTTTTGGATGATTGCGATTTAAAAGAGGTCCAAGAACTTTGGGCGGAACTTTTAAAGGAAACCTATGGAGATCCTAAAGAAATAAAAAACTCCAAGACCATTACGGATTCTGGATTGACAAAAAAAGAATAGAATACTGCAAAGTCTGTAATGGTGAAAAAAAGCAATGCCTGGGTTGCGATTACGGCCAGGCGCCGGAATTGATGGAAGTCAACGCCGACGCCTGGAACATTTACCAGGAAATCAAAACACAGTTTCGGGCCGGTCCCATGGGGTTGATCGGTCTTGATTACAGGGAAATGCGGCAAGCCATAAGGGACCACGGACTTTCCCGGTCCCGGGGCCTTGAACAGAAAATAAAAGCGCTTGAACATACAAGGTTAACAAATGAATGAACTGTTAAAAATGTCCATAAAGGGTGCAAAATCGGCCCAGGCAAAAATTCAGCGCTACAAAGTTTCAAGCGAAAAAGCCATGAATACGGCAATGAAGGTTGAAGCTTTTAAGCTTAGAAATTTATTGCGTCGGGACTTATTACGGGGCAATCCCGGCGGCGCGGATCTGGCGCCCTTATCCCATATTGCCAGAAATATCTGGCGCAATAAAAACCGCAAACCTTTGGCAAAATTGCGGCCCGGCGTCCGATACCGGGTGTCAAAGCAAAAGCCTTATACAATCGAGGTCGGATTTGTTCAACCGGGGGCCGGATCCCATAAAATCTCGAATTCCTGGCGCCGTCTTGCAGATTGGCATCAAAAAGGATTTACCAGGACCATAACGCCGCGCCAAAGATGGTGGATCGTTTACCGGGGCGCCCAATTGGGCAAGGTTGACGGCGGGGATACGCCGTTTTTTTTAAGGAAAACGACCCGAACATTGACCACGCCCGCCCGGCCGATCATAGATCCATTCTGGCGGGCAAACCAGGCAAAGGCCCAGGCAAATATTAAAAAGAATTTTAAAGCCAAATTATCCGGCAAAAGGATATAAAATAAATGGCAGATACAAAACTTGAAATTGTCTTGACGGCAAAAGATTTGACGGGCCACGCTTTTAAACAGGTTGGCGGCGGGTTAAAAAAGTTAACCAGTTCGGTTTTTTCTTTTAATTCTGCTTTGGGTGCGGCGGCCGGGGCCGCGGGCCTGGGCTATTTTGTAAAAAAGAATCTGGCCGCGGCGGATTCGATCGCTAAAACCGCCGATACCATAGGCATTACAACCAAATCATTACAAGAATATCGTTTCATGGCCGATAGATCCGGGGTC